ACCGCCCCAAGCGGGATCGATCGCGCTCACGCGGCCACCTCGGGCTGCGTGGCATTGTGATACCGGGCCGCAGCCGGTTGCGCATCGGAGGCGATGTACGCCTCCCAGAGGGCGAGAAGCTGCGCTTGGCGCCCCTCGTCCAAGTGGCAGTAGTGGCCCTCGCCTATCTTGCTGGTCTTGATCGCGATCACGAGATCGCAGAGCAGGCCGGAGTACGAGGGCAGGCCCTCCAGGTAGGTTGCGAGGTTGACCTTGGCGATGGGGTGGGGGGTGTAGGGTGGGGCCATGGGGGTCCTCCTGTACAGCATTGTGATTAGTCGAGGCGGCTGTCGGCGTAGCACGCGAACCCGTGCCTGTTGAAGACCTCGGACATTGCGCGCGCGGCGGCGTACTTCCGGTCGACGGACTGGTTGTAGGCCGTGATCCAGATCTGCAGCCCACTGGGGTATCCCTTGCGGGCGTGGCCCTGCTTGACGAGGTACTTGCCGAAGCCGGTGTTGGTCACTGAGCCCTGGAACTTGACCCAGGCAAACCCGCACGCGCCCTCGCTGACGTACCAAGCGCGGCCGCGCTCGAGGCCGGAGACGGGGTCGGACTCGACCACCGTCATGGGGGTGGGAACTGCAGCCGCAGCAGCCGCGGCGCCGGCCGCAAAGGCCTCGGCAATGACGGTGTCGAAGTGAGCGTGACGCTCGACTCGAGCCGCTTTCTCGGCGGCGATCTTTTCGCGAAGCGTGGCGTATTGCATTTCGTCGTCCTCTCGGAGCGCCCGGATCCGCCGGGCCGGTGTCATCGCTGACCGGGCAATTACATCACAAGCGTGATGGCATGTCAACAGCAATGTGATATCGGGGTCAGGCCGATTTTCCGGTCGCGCGGGCGATGGTGGCCTGGGCCGACGCCAGAGCGGCCTGATGATCGGGGTCGAGGTCATCCTCGATCTGCTCCAGCGCCCACTGCAGCGCCGCGAGGAGGTCGGGCGCAGCGGCGATGAGAGCCGCATTGGCGTCCGTAACGGGGAGGGCTACGCGTTGATCGTCGCTCGTCGCGCTCGTAGGTGTACGCGCTGAGCATCGGGACGTGCGGCAGGGCTGAGCAGTGCCAAGGGCCGGGAGTGTGGGTAGTGGCCATGATCAGACCTCCTCAACCCAGTAGGTGACGCCAGTCAGGCCAAGGTCGGGATCTCGATCGGCGTCCTCCTGCAAATCCTCGGACGCGATAACCGCATCCTCGCGGTCCAGATGCACGCGGGAAATTTCCTCGCCCAGCGACTCGTGAGTGCTCGAGTCGCCGCCGTCTCGCCCACTGCAGCGCACGCGCCACGCATGCGGCTGGCCCACGCGCTCGCCGTCACGGTACAGGCCAAGCGCATCGGCCGTGATCTCGACCGCGGGCGCGCCGGGCAAAGCGGCTGCTGCGTGGATCTCACGCAGTTCTGCGGCCGTGACCTTGACGGGCCAGGTTGCGCAGCCGGCGCTGTAGCTGTCGTCGGACAGCCAGTAGCGGGAGTCGGGGTGGATGGTGGTCATGTCATGGTCTCCAGGTTATCGACGCACGGTGTCAAGCAGCGACTCGACGCTGCTGCCGCCACGCTCGGGGGCGATGCTGCGAATCAGCAGGCGGGCGCGGTTGCCGTGCCGGCGCGCAACGCGAAGCACGCGCTGAGCGTCCGCCTCGGTGGTGCCGGCCGCGAAGTACAGGCTGAGCTGGTCGGCCGGCCCGGCGGCCTTGTCGCCGAGTTGCAGGACGTAGTAGGTGGTCATGCTGTTGCTCCAGATGGGTGACTTGTCAGTTGTGAACCGTTGACAAGGCGAATGGTACATCACGATTGTGATGGTGTCAACACCCTGCTGATGGGCCTCGATCGCCGGCGCGCGTACCATCACGATGCTGATGTCGGCCGGGGAAAGCTCCGAAGCCGGCGAAGCGTAGAAACCGCTGGACAGCCAGCCAGTAGTTATCACGAAAACTTACATGGGGCTTACAAAAGCGGACTTGTCCACACCCTGTGGACAAAAATGTGAATATGCGGTGGATAACTTTTTGTCCGCCAAGGTTCTTGGCGAACACTTTTGCCTAAAAAGTAGGCAAATCGCTGGCGGACACTTGGCGGACATGGCGGACACCGGGTTTTGGACGCAAGAAAGTTCCGAAGAATCAACAACTTAGGAGAGCGTGATGTTCTGGCGAACACTTGGCGAACAAATTCGCGGGGTCCACTCCGTGAGTGTCCGCCAGCAGCTTACAAGCTGGCGGACACTTTTCAGGACGGAGCGAAGGCCGTTTTTGACCGTTTTTGAGGGGTTTTGTTATGGAAACGGCTGAACCGATAGCTTTTGGTTATCCACCCTGGGAAACGGCCCCAAAACGGGTCTCAGGACCCCTGCCGGCCGCCGTTTGGGTGCTTTCGGCGCCGTGGCCGGCCAGGGAGCTTTCGCCCAACGCTCGAGGCCACTGGAGCCGCGCTGCGCGCGCCAAGCGCCACCAGCGGGCTCTGTGGGCCTCGCTGGCCCACCAGGCGGGGCTAGGAGGCGTCCGCGGGCTCGGGATGGCATGGGAGGTCCACCTGGCGTTCGCAGCGCCTTGCAGGCGCGCCAGGGACCTCGACAACCTGCTGGCCGCCTGCAAGGCCGGCCTTGACGGACTGGCCGATGCGATGGGCGTGGACGATCGTCACTGGCGGATCGCCATCGACAGGGCCGACCCGGTCTCCGGCGGCAGGGTTGATGTCGAGGTGCGCCTGCTCTCGGGAGAGCCCGCATGAGTCTCGAGCCAGCGTGGATTGCCGACCTGCTGCGACTGTGCGCGGCTGACGACTGGGGAGACGTCGAGCGCCGGCTGGGCCACGCCTCCGTCAGCCCGATGTTTGCCCGCTGGCTGCCTGACGCGGAGGCCGACGGCAGCTACACCCGGGCCGAGATCGTGGCTTGCCGGGCGGCGCTCGAGCGCCTGAGCCGCGAGCAGCCCGACGAGTACACCGCAATCATTTGGCAGATCGATGACTGGAGGCGGCGCAAGGGCCCTCCGGCGCCCGGCCAGGCCGATCTCGCGGCCCGCGCAGCGAGGCGGCTGGCCGACTGGATCGACGCCGAGGTTGACGGCTGAATATCACAATGGTTATTCTCGGCGGGTCGATGGTGACAACAGCATCGTGATGGAGACGACGTGACGACGCGCAACCTCTGGCCGTTCCCGGCCTACCCCAGACCGCCGGCCAAGCCGGTCCAACCCGTGGCCAAGGCCACCGAACGCAAGCGCGCGGTGCGCGCTCGCAAACCGCGAACCAACGAGGAGGCCCTCTGGTGACCCGAGCCTGTCATGCAAACCTGGACGACGACCAGGAGCCGCAGCCCTGCGCGCTTGAGCGCGGGGATCCCGCGGCATGCCCGATCGCCGAGCGCCTGGACCGGCGCGGCCTGACGCAGGCAGCCTGCGAATACTGGCTGCCGGTGCAGGGCCCGACGCGCAGCCCGCTGGTGCCCGACGATGGCGCGGCCGCGCGGGCGCACATCAGGCTGGCGCAGGCGCTGCCTACGGCCTGCTACACGCCGCTGCAGATCCGCGCGGACATCGAGCGCCTGCAGGCCGTGGGCCCGGCCAAGCCGCGCGTGCTGGCCGCGCTCACCGCGCTGGGCTACGACCTAACGATCACTGACATCGCCGAGGAGACCGGCTGCCCGACTGAGACGGTGCGCAAGATCCTGACCGACCTCGCGGCCGAGGGCGTCATCGTGCGCAACCAGAGCATGCGCGGCAACCGCAAGTCCATCACCTACAGGAGCCGGACATGGCTCGACTGATCTCTCGCGCCGACGACACGGCGCGACTGGCGCACGCCAGGCTCTCAAGCGTGCTGCCTCGCCGGGTCATCCAGGCGCGCCGCGCCGAAGACGACGGTCCGTCGATCCTGGTGTCGTCGCCGCGCCCCAACAGTCGCATGGCGACGGCGATCAAGGCGGTCGGCGACCAGCCATTCACGGGCGCCGACCTTGCCATGAGGCTCGGCCTGTCTGCTCGAGACGCGCAGGGTTTGGTGGCGCAGCTGCTGGCGCGCGGACGTGTCCGGCGAGTCAACGACGAGCGGGTGAAGCCTGCGATTTATGAGGTGGTGCGATGAGCAGAGCCGTGATGCGGCAGGTGCTGGAGGCGTTGTTTGAGATTAACTTGAGCACAGACAGTCGGTGGCAAGCCGAACGTGCGGATGCCGTCATTCCAGCCCTCCGCGCCGCGCTGATGGGGCCGGAGCGGGAGCCGGTGGCGAAATACAGCGACATCGTGAGCGACGGTGGAATGGACCCGCGCAACAAGTTCGACCATCCCCCACCCCGCCGCGAGTGGCAGGGGCTGAACTTCGACCAATTACAGAGCGTCATGTCTCGGCACTTCGGAGGTTGTGAACTGACCGACGACGAAGCCGACAGCGCAGAGGAATTCGCCCGCGCCATCGAGGCCGCGCTGAAGGAACGAAACCATGGCTGACCAACCCGAAGCCCTGCGATTGGCCGACTGGATCGAATCGGAATCCCCGCCAACGGAGGAGGCATCGTGCGCCGATGTCGCCGCCGAACTGCGCCGGTTGCATGACTTGGTCGACAAATACAAGTGGCAGGTACGCGATACCTGCGTCCGAGCCGAGAAGGCCGAGGCCCAGCGCGACGAACTGCTGAATGCGTTGACCGTCCTTATCGGCCGCGCCGAAGCCCGGGGCATCCCGTGCAACGCAGCACGCGCCGCTATCGCGAAAGCAGAGGGGAAATGAAACTGACACCGTGGTTCCCGCCTGATATCAAGCCGGTGTATCCGGGGGTGTATCAGGTCAAAGAGCCGAGTCTTATCTGGTATCGCAAGTGGGACGGCAAGCGATGGTATTGCGGCGGCCCCACTCCTGACATGGCGGTCAGCGCGACGGTGCCGTTCCGCTTTGAGATTGAGCCATGGCGCGGCCTCGCAGAGCCGCCGAAAGGATGGGGGAAAGCATGAAACTCACGCCGTGGTTCCCGCCTGATGCCGAAAGGATGAAAGAAGTGATCAACGACGACCACTCCTGCAACTACTGGTGCACTCGCCCCGAGTGCATCCTCGCGCAGCGCAACGAACTGCGCGACAGAATCATGCGCCAGAAGCCCACGCTCTGGGCGCACAAGGACAACCCCCACCTGATTACTTACGGCAAGCCTCTGGCCGAGGAGCAGTGGGACGCGATGGGGCCGCTGGTATGACGCGCGAGGAGATCATCAAGCTGATGAACTGGCACCCGTCGATTGTGAACGACGGCCCAAACAGCCTGCTGTCCAAGGTGGAGCGTGCCATTCGAGCGGCTGAGGCAGCCGAACGCGAAGCCTGCGCTCAGGTGTGTGAACGCCGCTACATGGGCGACAACAACAGAGAGGATATGGAGGCGCGTCGGTGCGCTGAAGCTATCCGAGCGAGGGGGGAGAAGTGACGATCCCAACCACCACGACCCAACCTCCGAGGCACTGCCTTTCCTGCGGCTCGCCAGCCGGATGCCACCTTTCGTGGTGCCGCGTACCGCGCGAGCCAACTTCGCCGCCAGTGCAGACCGGCTGGCTGTGCCCAGCCTGCGGGCGCGGTAATGCACCCACGAATATGACCTGCCCATGCAAGGGCTACCCACCGATGAAGGTGACATGTTGACCCGCACCGACAGCACTCACACCGCCGCTGTCGACCCCGACTATTACTGGCGACCGATGTCTTCGTGCCCGGTGGGCAGCAAGGTGCAGCTACTCAACGCGGGCGGCGTGGCGGTGTACGGCAAATGGAACGGCAAAGAAACGCACTGGCAGGGGTGGGCACCGTTGCCGAAGGTGAGGAAGCCATGAGCGCATGCCCGGCCTGCCTGTCATGGGACAGCCGGGTGCTCAGCACCCGCAAAAGCGCATCGACAGTCTGGTACATCCGACGCAGGGAGTGCATCCACTGCAACCACCGCTGGACAACTTACGAAGTGCCCGCCGAAGACGTACAGCAGGCAACCAATGACCCGCCGAGCGAAACCTGATGCCGACTTCGTGGCCGTGCAAGCCGCGAGGATGCACGCCCTGCTGCGCGAGCGCGCGGCCGTGCCTCGAGAGGATCTCGAGTACCTGGTCGAGCGGATCGCCAGGCTGCGCGACGAGCGCCTGCAGGCTGCGGTGGCTGGCCTGATCGGCTGGGGCGACGAGGAGCGCGCCGAGATCGAGACGTTCGTCGCCATCGCTGTCGAGGTCATGCGCCAAACCAGCGTCAGCCGCCTGCGTGCGGCGGCGCGAACCGTGGAGTTGCGCTATTACGCGCGCGAAATGCAACAGGAGAATGCATGAGCTTTGTATGCCCGCTGCCGCCGGAGAAGGTCTTCGTGCGCGCCGAGTATCTGTACGACCACGATCCTGCCAAGATCGGTCAGTTGGTCGACGGTGTCTGGGTCAGCGTCAAGTCCATCCGAGGCGAGGCTTTTCGCATCGAGACATATCTGCCTGCCTACGGCGCGCTGTTCGACAAGCTGCCGATCAGCGCGTTCGTCTGGCACGACATCCTCGAGGAGGATGACCAACTGCCGTTGGATGTCCTGCAGATCTGGGACGCGATGAGCCATCACGTCGAAGTCGTCCACAAGCCGCTGCTGACGGGCCTGCGCGCCGAGTTCCTTGGCAAGGACGGGCGTATGCATGGCGGCGAGTACATGTGGACGCTGGACAACTGCAGCCCCGACCCGAGGATCCCCGACTTCGGTTTCAGCGAGACGCCAGAGGAGCACAAGAGCTTCAACCTGCTGCGCCTGGACAACGGCCAGTTCGCGCTGCAGCCGAACAACCGGTGCCGGTTCGTCGACCCGTCGCTCACGCCGTCCACGCTGCTCGCGCCGGACTTCCGGGTCTGCACGCGCAAGTATCGGGTCGAGAACAAGGCCAAGTGGCGCCTGGGCGACACGGTCACGGTGAACTACGATGCTCGGTCGGAAGCAGCCTGAGTGGGCCGCGCGCGCAGCGCGCGAGCTTGAGAAAGCCCAGCAGGAGGAGGCGCGTCGCCAGCGCAAGATCCAGGCGCGCAGCGAGAGCTACCGGCGCCAGGTGCAGGCGCATGGCCCGAAGTTCACGGTGAACCTACAAGCGCACGAACGGGCGATCATGACGTACCTGCAGAAGTGCTGGGGCTTTGAGAGTCGCGCCGACACGGTGAGGGCCTGCCTTGCGGCGGTGGCCGTGCTGACGCGCCGCGGCGTGCAGCGGCTGGATCTGGTGGTCGACCCGCGCGAGGACGAGGATGTCTTGACGCGCTGACTATCACATTGCTATAGTCCCCCCGGGGCATTGTCTCCAAAATTCGCCGGCCTTGCGCCGGCGTTCGCATTTCTGAGCCCCGATTGACGGACTCTGGTGACCTCGTCTCCCACCGGACGATGCTGATCGGGGCTCGCCCATTGCATGGCCAAGACCAAGACCGTCATCACGCCGGCCGCGATCAAGCAGGCCCTTCGGCAGCCCGCCGAGGCTGAGCTTGCCTACGTCCTGCGATACGCCGACGACATCTTCGATCGGCACGTTGACGGGGAGCCGTTCTCGTTGATCGCCAAGTCGCTGCCCTTCAAGATCCCCGGCTGGCGGCTGCGCGAACTGCTGCTGACGCACCCGGACACCGAGGCGCGCTGCCGCAACCTGTCGGACCTTCGGGCGCACGCGATGGTCGAGGAGGCGATCGAGTACGGCCGCCAAGCCGCGCAGGGCGGGGACTACAAGACCGCGATCGACGTCAACCTCAAGGTGGCGGCCAAGCTGGCGCCTCGAGACTACGGCGACAAGAGCAAGCTCGAGCTCACTGGCAGCAACGGCGGGCCGCTTGAGGTCAAGGCAGACCTCACGCTGACGGCCGAGCAGGCGTATGAGCGCCTGATCAAGGGCAAATGATGGCGCTGACCGGCTACGACATCCCCGGCTGGGACTGGCGCAAGCCGGACTACGAGGCGATCTTCCGGGTTCGCGTCGAGCGCATTCAGCGCATGCGCGATCAGCCGGAGATCGTCGCCCGGCTGCGGGACTACTACGCAAGCCGGCCGGCGGACTTCGTCAACGACTTCGGGATGACCTTCGACCCGCGGCTGGCCGAGCGCGGCATGCGCACGATCGTGCCCTTCGTGCTGTTCCCCAAGCAGCGAGAGTTTTTGGACTGGCTGCTCGCGCGCTGGCTGAACCGCCAGGACGGCGTGGTCGAGAAGAGCCGGGACGCCGGCGTGTCGTGGCTATGCGTGGCGTTCGCCTCGTGGATGATGCTGTTCAAGGACGGCACGGTGGTCGGGTTTGGCTCCCGCAAGGAAGACTACGTCGACCAGATCGGCAACCCCGCCAGCCTGTTCTGGAAGGTGCGCCAGTTCATCGACCTGCTGCCGCACGAGTTTCAGCCGCATGGCTGGGACGTCAGCAAGCACGCGCCGTTCATGAAGATCCAGAACCCGGAGTCGGGTTCGTTCGTGGTTGGTGAGGCCGGGGACAATATCGGTCGCGGCAACCGGACGTCGATCTACTTCATCGACGAGGCGGCGTTCCTTGAGCGCCCCGACGCGGCCGACGCTGCGCTCTCGCAGACATCCAACTGTCGGATCTACGTCTCCACGCCCAACGGCGCGGGCAACCCGTTCTACCGTAAGGCGCACGACGGCAAGACGCCGAAGTTCATCTTCGACTGGCGCGATGATCCGCGCAAAGACGAAGCCTGGTACGACGAGCAGAAGGCCAAGCTCGACCCTGTCGTGATCGCGCAGGAGATCGACCGCAGCTACACGGCGTCGGTCTCCAATGCGTTCATCGGGTCGGAGATTGTGCAGGCTGCCGCGCGCAAGGGCCCGGCCGACCTGATGCCGCACGGGCCGGTGGTGATGGGCATCGACGTCGCGCGATTCGGCAACGACAAGACGGTCTTCACGTTCCGGCAGGGCAGGGTGCTGCTGCGCCAGGTGGTGGCCGGCAAGCTCGATGTCGTGGACGTTGCTGGCCGGGCCAAGGACGAGATCCGCGCGCAGCTTGGCGATGTCTCGCAGATCGCAGTCGACACGATCGGCATTGGTGCCGGCGTGGCCGACATGCTGCGCCGGGACTTTGGCGACATGGTGGTCGATGTCAACAGCGCGCTGCGCACGGACGACGGGCAGAACTACAACCTGCGCGCCCGAATGTGGCGCGAGATGCGCGAGTGGCTCAAGGCTGGCGCGTCGATACCCAACGACAACGATCTGGTGACCGACCTGACGGCGCTGCAGTACAGCTACCGCGGCGGGTCGCTGCTGATCGAGAGCAAGGAGGACGCCAAGAAGCGTGGCATCAAGTCGCCCGACCGGGCCGACTCGCTGGCGCTGACGTTCGCCTATCCGGTCAAGAAGACCGACGACTGGGTTGCGCCCGCAACCAACCATGTGCTCTGGCAGGCACTTGACGAAGTCACCGGCTACTGAGGACACGCATGGATCCGAAAGACCTACCGCCCGACGTCGCCTACATGGTCGGCGACGAGGTGCTGACCAGGGAAGAGTTCGACAACCGCCAGAGGTCCGAGCTCGACCGCCTGCACGCGATGTTCGTGGGCATGCGCGACAAGTGGGTCCAGTGGCGCGCGACCTCGAGCGACGTCGAGAAGCGGTGGCGCAAGAACGCGCAGCTGTACTTCGGCGAGCACACCAACTCGACTGGCGAGTTCGAGAACACGCTGCGCAACGGCCCGCCGGCGCGCAAGGTGCAGGACGGCAACCGCTCGCGGGTGGTCATCAACATCGTCCGCCCGAAGGTCGACCAAGCTGTCGCACGCATGTGCGAGATCCTGTTCCCGGTCGACGACCGGAACTGGGGAATCCGGCCCACGCCGATGCCTGAGCTTGCCGAGATGACCGGCAGCGACGCGATGACCGTCGACCCCGCGACGGGCCAGCCGACGGGCTTTACTGCCCGCCAGGAGGCTGATGCCATCATGCAGGCCGCAAAGGAGGCTGCCGAGGCGATGGAGCGCGCCATCGACGACAAGCTGAGCGAGTGCCGCTACAACGGCGAGAGCCGCAAGATCATCGAGGACTACACCCGGCTGGGCACCGGGATCATGTACGGCCCCTTCCCGGCGCGGCAGACCAGCAAGGTCTGGCTCCCCCGCGGCGACGGCACGCAGACCTTCCAGGTCAACGAGGCGATCGTGCCGGCCAGCCAGCGGCTGGACCCGTGGGACGTGTTCTTCGACCCGTCGTGCGGCAACGACCACCAGGCCGGCCGCGGGTTCTTCTTCCGGCGCATGGTCAACCGCAAGCAGCTGCGCAAGCTGGTGGGCCTGCCGGGCTACGACGAGGAGGCGATCCGCGAAGTGCTGCGCACCGCCCCCATGCGCGTGCGCGTGGCCGAGGGCAGGGTGCTGCGAGACTCGCTCGACGAGGACGCCTATGAGATGTGGACCTACCACGGCGAGATCGAGCCTGACGAAATGGAGATGCTGTCGAGCCGCACGCTCGACCCGCTGACCGACGTCGACTTCGGTGTGCTGGTGATCGTCAACGACAAGGTCGTGGGCGCGATGGAGTCGTGGGTGGTCGACGGCACTTTGCCGGTCGACGTCTGCTGCTGGCGCAAGGCGGACGACAGCCCCTTCGGCTACGGCCTGCCCGACGAGCTTGAGCACCAGCAGCGGGTCGTGAACGCGGCCTGGCGCCAGGTGATGGACAACGGCCGCACCTCGCTGGGCGGCCAGATCGTGATCAAGAAGGGGATGATCATTCCCCAGAACGGCAGCTACGAGATC